CCTGTTCCCGTATTATTTGCTGTGTATGTAATAAATTCTGTTCCTATTTGTATTGTCCCTGAAGCAGGGAACGCGGCAGAACTTGTTAAGACAACTGTTGTTCCTGTCGTATTTGTTAAAGCAGTTGCAAGAGTTGTTGTTGCAGCACCATTAACTACACCACCAAATAAACCTGTACCCCAACCAAAACCAGATTGTTGTTTAGCAGGTCCAACGCTATAATAATATAATGCATCAGCAGATCCTGCACCCGATAACGCTGTGCCTGCTTCTGTAGTTGCCATTGTTAAAGTAAAAGTAGTATTGTTTGGAACAGACGTTACCATAAACTTTTTACCTTCAAATGTAGCATTAGTAAAAGTAGATCCTGATAAACCACTAACATTTTCAAATAAAACAATGTCATCGTCATCTAACGGAACAGATGTAGAGACTGTTACGGTTACAATATTTGAACCGGATGTACTTGTGAATGTTGCGCCTGAAACAGTTGTTTCTATAGGATGAATATCGTAGTAAGACCCTTCAGAAAAAACATAGAGAATTCTGTTTGTTCCGATTGCGGAATATTTTATTCCAACATTATCATCCCAATTGTGGATTGCTCTTGCGGCACCTGTTAATTTATCTGCGCCTAGTTGATCCCAACCACCGATTTTTTCAGGAGAACCATATCTAAAACGTACATTGTCTCCATCGAACCATTGCCCCTCGGCCCCGGTCTCTGTGACTTGTTTATTAAATCCTGGTGCAAAACCTAGTTTTTGTAGCATAAATTAATCCCTAGTTTAAAATATACTAGAACCCTAGTTATATCAACATATGTTATAGGTAGAAAATTAAACTACGAAGCTGTGTGTGCTTTACCAGCAACGATAGCTGCATTAACTGCAGTCATATCTTCATCAGTCCAAAAGTCTTTAGCAACCATAATTTCTAGGTGTTCAACATTTCTGTCAACTGCACTTTGTCTATCTTCAGCTGACTCATCCGCCATTTGAGTTCCATCAATCACTTCATTAATTACTGTTACTGAATGACCCATAGCTGTATAATCTTGTGCTATTTCTTCTGCTGTTTTAACGTCTTCGCTCATAATATTTTCTCCTTATATTGTTGCGCAAGCAACAGTTTTAGTTTTATCAAGTTTTTTAAAATTATCAATAATTATTTGATCATTAAATTTAGACTCATCCCACTCATCTTTCATATGAAAATGTAGGTTTTTATTGTGAGAATAACCAAATTGTGTCCAACGTGTACTTCCCCAAACAACAACTCCATAAGCTTTAGCTGATGGTGAAAAATGTTGTAAACAACTGTCTATACTAACAAAACCTTCAGCACCTTTTAACATTTCATGGATATGGGCCCAATGTAAATCACATCTAATAGTTTTTTGATAATGTGGTTCATTAGGTAAGACACAGTTAATAATAGTTGTATCAGGATATTCTTCTTGCAACATATTAACTACTTGTTGAGCAAGATAGGGTTGATAGTTTCTATTTGGATTAATGTTTGTATATTGAACATTTGTCCCATAATTCCATTTAGGTTGACCACCTGAGAACTGGATCATTATATATTTACCAATTTCATTATCAGCTAACCACTTAGTAACCTCTACTTTATGTTTATCTGTATATAATTTACCGGTCATAGATCTATTAAAATCTACACCGTGGTGTTCACAGTAACTTTCAATAATATGTTGTTTACCAAATTGAAAATTTGATTTGTATGGCTCACAATAAAATATATTATCAGATGCCATGATTCTTGGATCTTTTAATGGTATAGTTTGTTCAAAAGCCATTTTAACATCCGGGTTACCAGCAAAACAATCTATGTAAGGTGTATAAATTTGCACCTCTGATTTCTTTTTTAGTTTAGGTAGTAAAGCAGTAAACGCTGTACATTTACCAACACCACCTTCTACGACGTACGTATTAAGCATTATATTCCTTTCGTTTGTTACTTACTTATCTTCTATATCTTTTATTTTTTTTGTCAATTCTTTAATTGCATTAACTAATACAGGCACTAAATGTTCGCCTTTATACATCAAAGTTTCTGGTTTTTCATTATCAATGATTACAGGATTGTCTCCTTCTAAAGCCAATATATCTTGTGCTTTAAATCCATATCTTACACTACCATGAGGAGTATCATCTTCTCTTGATTTTTTAAATTGAAATGAAACAGGTTCTAATTTGTTTACAAAATCTAAACCATGAGGAACTGTATTAAAATTAGTTTTATCTCTTAAATCTGATGTTACTGTCCAAGCGATTTTTATGTAAGCATTAGTGTGACTACCATTACCCATAATAATTCTGTTATCTGAAGTTGTAAATTCTCCACCAGGAGATGTACTACCACAACCAGAGGCACAACCTATCGCTATATTATTTGTTCCAGTTGTAAATCGCATACCCGCACCATAACCTAAAAATGTATTGTTACATCCATCAGTTATAGCATTACCAGATATATGACCCATTGTTGTATTTCTGCATCCAGTTGTAGATGAAGGATTTGATTGCGCTCCAATTGCAGTGTTATTAAATCCTGTAGTATTAGCTTTTAAGGCACTTCTACCTACCGCAGTATTGCAAATTCCACTTGTGTTAGCACAAATAGCATCTCTACCAATTCCTGTGTTATGACAACCTGTTGTATTACAAGTTACAGCATTGCCACCAAAAGCTGAATTACAATCGCCACTAGTATTTTTAACCATAGCACTTCTACCAAAAGCTACATTATCATTTCCACTATCATTTGCACACATAGCGGCTAAACCAACTGCTGTGTTTGAAACTCCATTAGTATTATTTCTTAATGCTTCGTTACCAACTGCTAAATTAGCTCCTGTTGTTGTAACATTGCATAATGCTAAATAACCAATTGCCATACTGTTATCTGCTGTTGTATTTTTTTGCATAGCACCTAAACCAACCGCAACATTAAAATCGCCTTCTGTGTTAGCTACTAATGCACCTTGACCAACTGCTGTATTTTTTGCTCCAGTTGTATTAGCATCCATAGCAAATGCTCCTACTGCTGTGTTACAAGAACCAGAAGAATTTGTATCTAATGCACATGAACCAACAGCTGTGTTACATCCAGCTACAGTATTTTTTAAAGCACAAGTACCTACCGCTGTATTATGAGCAGCTGTTGTTACATTACATAAAGCACATGAACCAAGAGCTGTGTTTCTTGTTCCTGTTGTATTTTTTAATAAAGCATTAGCACCAACTGCTGTGTTACCAGATGCTGTATTAGCTTCTAGAGCACACATACCTATTGCTGTAAGAGAATCTCCTGCTGTATTTTTACATAATGTGTATGCACCTATTGCTACAATACTGTGACCACTATTAGTTTCCTGTGCTGATGAATGACCTACTGCTACGTTATTACTGCAAGTAGTATTATTACCTAAAGCACTAGAACCAATTCCAACATTATCAGAACCTGTTGTGTTATTACCCAGTGCACCAGCCATAGCTACGTTACAACCACCTGTCGTATTTCCATCTAATGAAAAATAACCTACTGCTACGTTTTGTTGACCCGTTGTATTACATACTAAAGCAGACACACCTACTGCTGTATTTCTTTGAGTTGTGTTTTCAAGTAAAGCATTTAAACCAATTGCTACATTGTTATCACCTGTTTCGTTATCTCTTAAAGCCTGTACCCCTATTGCTGTATTCCCATCAGCACTTGTGGCATTAGTCGAAGCACCACAACCAACTGCTGTATTGTTTCCACCTGTTATACTATTTTGTAATGCTGATTTACCAACTGCTGTGTTAGAATTTGCTGTTGTATTAGCAAATAAAGCATTTTGTCCAAGACCAGTATTATTATCTCCTGTAGTATTGCATTTCATAGCTTGAAAACCAAAAGCTGCATTTTGACAACCTTCTGTATTACTCGTCATTGATAAACCACCAGTTGCAGTATTTTGACAACCTGTTGTGTTAGCACTTAAAGCAAGTGTTCCAACTCCTGTATTGTTATCAGCTGTTGTATTTTTATATAATGTTAAATAACCAATTCCAACATTGTTATCTCCTGAAGTGTTACAACATAATGCTCTTGCACCTAAAGCTGAATTACATTGACCACCTGCATTTTTACATAAAGCATTTTCTCCAACAGCTGTGTTTTCTGAACCTGTGTTTAAGGCTAAAGCAGCTTCTCCTACTGCTGTATTTCTTGCACCTGTTATGTTAGTTGAAAGAGCAGAATTACCTACAGCTGTGTTATCACTAGCTGTTGTATTAGCACCTAATGCACTTTGACCAATTGCTACATTTTTTTGACCTTCTGTGTTTGCGTCTAAAGCATTTCTACCAACTGCGGTGTTATTTGCTCCTGTTGTGTTAGAATATAAAGAACAAGCACCAACTGATGTGTTGTTTGCTCCAGTTGTATTAGTGTATAAAGTTTGATTACCTAATGCTGTGTTTTGACTAGCTGTACTGTTTGATCTTAAAGCACAAAGACCTATAGCAGTGTTTTCTGTTCCAGACGAATTAGTACACATAGAATTGAAACCAACTGCAACATTATTACCAGCTGTATTAAGTTTTAAAGCACAACGACCCACTGCAACATTAGAACCACCAGTTAGATTAGTACATAAAGCACCTTGTCCTATGGCAGTGTTATTTGATCCTGATGTGTTAGCAGATAAAGCATTATCTCCAATAGCTGTGTTATTTCCACCACTCAAACTACCACTATCTAGAGCTTCATTACCTAAAGCTACGTTATCTGTTCCTGTAGGATAATTACCATCTAGTTTGATTGTGCCTAATGCTTGAAGTTCGCCGTTAACAGTTAGATCGTTAACAA